TCTTTTTTCTTATCCATATTTTGCACGACATAAGGTGTCGAGTTCCTATTCTTTTAAGTGTCGTTCCTTCCAATCAAGAACTTCACGTTCTGCAAGAGCTAAACCTTCTATAACTCCTGTCATTCTTTTATACTCAGGAAAGTCTTTACAACTTCCTGTTGAGATATGATCAGAACATTCATTCATTATCTCCCTTAACTTTTTAGTTAAGTAAGTTGATAGTGATTGCTCATTTATATCATTACTCATTCAATTTGCTATCATCAACTAAATCTTTAGCAATGTCAAGACCTTTTTTATAATCATCCAATACTTTATCTTCTGATCTCTCTTGTCTATCTAGCAAATCGCTAGCAATCTGCATACCTGTTTTTAAACCACTAGCTTCTTGTTGAGCTTCAATTCTTTTTTCTTCTAACTCTTTATTAGCTACAGCTTTAGCAGCATCTACAGCAAGCTTGCTTTCATCAATTCTTAATTTACCTTCTACTTGTTTTTCTTTAATTTCAAGTTCTTTTTGTTTAGCAAGTATTAATGGGTCTTGTGCTTGTTCTTGTATTCTAGCTTGTTCTGCTTGTGCAGCATTTGTTGTAGCCACTCTTTGTGCTGCTTCAGCTACAAGAACAGATATTCTTTTCTCAACATCTGCAGGTAAAGGCTCACCGACTGGTGGTAACTCTACACCCATCTCTCTTTCAACTTGATCTCTAAACTGCAATGAAAGATGTTGCATTATATAATCTGATCCAGAACTCTGTATAACTTGTGCATTTGGACTTTGTTGTACTTTTGCTTGTACATTTGGGTCTTGTTGTGCAGCTACTAATGTATTGATATGAGCTTCATGGTCTTGGAACTCATAAGCCTGTACAGGTTTACCATTAAGAATATTTTGTACTGCAGTAACTGGATCAACTGGTGGTACATCTTCTTGTGGTGGTACTATCTTATCTGCATCTTTAATACCTAATACTTCAAGCATTTGTCTATGTAATTGACCTAAATCATATAATTGTGGTGCTTGTTGTGCTAATTGCATAGCAGCCTGATATTGCATAATTCTTTGAGCCATAGTTGCTGCATTAGGGTCTGATACTGGTAATACATCTACTCTAGCATCAAAATCTTGTATTGCTATTTGTTGCCCTTCTTCTACTTGATATGGATAAGATGGGTTAGTAAAGTCTTTAATAACACCCACAAGTATTTCAAACTCTCTTTTCATAGAGGCATGAAGTCTAGCTTGTACAGCAGACATAACTTTCATGTTTCTTTCTAATAGTGCTAGCGTTGTACCAACAGGTGCCTGACTATTCATATCAGATACTTTCATATCAGATATGCTGGCAAATCTTTTACCTTCTTCTACTATGTTACCTAATAGTTGAAATAAAGTTCCTGAAGGCTCTTTATAAGGTAAGAATGTAATATTGTCTCTAATAGCACCACCTGGTACGTCTACATCTCTAAACTCACCAGGCATAATAGGACTATCATCACCTTTAATACGCAATCCTCTAGCTTTTAAACCACCTGGTAAATTACTTAAAGTACCTGCATCTACAAGCTGTCTAAGTATTGATGTAGCTGATTTAGCTAATCCACCTATCATGTGAATTAATCCAAAACCATAGAAACCTAATCCTGGTAGATATTGATAATGAACAAAGTGCATCCTTCTTAATTTAGCAGGATCATCTTCATAATAATTTCTTCTAATGCTTAATATAATGCCAGAAGGATTATCTATCGTTACTACATAAGGCAACGCAATACCTGTATCTTGACCATTAGCATCTTTATCTTCAAACCCTTTAAGGTCTAAATCTACCTGCATCTCTAAAATAGTATGGCGTGTATCATAGTCATAACTCTCTGATTCACCTGTCATCTCATTATATTTCTTAGTAATATCAGATGATGATGGTGTAGCATCAGGTAGCTCTATATCTCTATAAAAACCATTGACTTGCATCTTTCTTATATCATTAGATGACTTCTTCATCACATGAGTAGCTCTCTCACAAGTTTCTAAATCACTTGCACCATAATTAACTACAACATCTTCAGCAGGTACGAATATACCACTTGGTCTATTTAGTGTTGGATCAAAGTAAACTTTTCTAAATGCTGAACCTGCAAGTGGTAAAGAAAATAACATCTTTTCTGTTTCACTTCTATATTCAGTCATTTCATGGGTTAAAAGATAATTTAAGTAATCTTGAACTCTTTGACTTTGTTTTTCTTTAGCAGAATCTATTGTGCCTACTATCTTAGTTCTTACAGGACCTGCAGCAGGAAATATCTCTGATATAGCTTGAGATTGAAACTTTATTACAGCTTCACTTAACATCGGATGAAATACACCACAGGCTCCTGCCCAAGGCGTAGTTCTTTCTTCTATCTTTAATCCCAGTTGATCTAAACCTTTAACATAGGTTTCTTCCCATTCTGATCTTGAATCTTTGTCTGACTGATAAGCACCTATTAATTCATTACCCATGGAGGTAAGCTCATCTTCATCAATAAAATCTACTAAGTTAGAATCAAAGCTAGCATCTGTCATTTCAGATGCACTTGGGTCAAAATCAACAATCATGCCACCATCTTCGGTTTCTGTTGTTTCAACCTCTACTTCTACTTCTGGTTCCATTTCTACTAATCCATCTACTGGTGTAGCAGGAACAAATTGTTTTTCTATAGCCATAGTCTCCCTAGTAATAGTCTGCTGTTCTGTTATGTTCTAGTGGCTCATCTTCTTCATCTGAATCAAGAGGAACAAAACCACCTTGCCTAAATCTTAATAATGCTTGCGTACTGCTATCAACTAGATCATCATGTTCCATATTAGGGAATCCAGCAAACTGTTCTATAGTTTCTTCTGCCCATCTAGTTTCAGGTGCCCATATAACACCAGAAGCAAATAAATCTGATACAGCATTTACTCTTGATATTTTATCATTACCACGACTTGGTGTGTATTCTTGTACAGGAATACCCGTTGCTCTTAACTCAAAGATAAGAGGCATACCTGCAGCCTTAGCTTCTACAATGAACGCATCTGGTTTATAGGCGTTATACTTCTCTAAAGCCATTTTCTTTAAATCTGGGAACTCTAAACGCTCCTGATAGGCATCTAGTAGTATTAGTTGTGGAGCAACAAAACCTTCGTCATTCTCTTTATAAAAAACACCCCATGTAGTACACGCTGAAAAATCAGCTCTTTGTGTCTTTAGGAACGCTGTATCCCAAGATTGAATTATAAACTCACAATCTGGAGGATTCCTACCTTCCCATGTTCGCCACCATTCTCGTTTAACAAGAGCACCTTCTTCAGATGTAGGGTCTTGTTGATATTGAGCCATCCACTTAGAACTAGGTAATTCAGCTTTTAAAGCTTCTAATTCCTCTAACTTCCAAAAAGCACTCCACAAAGGCTTTCCAGAAGGCAATATTGCAGGTAATTCAATTACCTCCCATTGATCGGCTCCACCACGTTTAATACTAGCGTCTATAACTTGTCCAGTTAGGTCTTTATTATGCCATCTTGTCATCACTACAACGATTGCACCATTAGGCTGTAAACGCTGTCTAGGACCAGATGTGTACCATTCATAGGTACGATTAAATACATTGATGTCTGCAGAGGCTCCTTCTTGTTCAGAGTGCGGGTCATCAATGATAAGTAGATCAGCACCTTTACCAGTAACTGCTCCACCCACACCAATCGCAAAATATTCACCACCTTTGTTCGTATTCCAACGACCCGCAGCTTTAGAATCCGACTGCAAACTAACATTGGGGAATATACGCTTATAATCTTTGCTTCCTACAAGGTTTCTAACCTTACGACCAAAGCCTACAGCTAGTTCTGCAGTATGAGCAGTTTGTATTATCTTCTTTTCTGGCTTACTTCCTAGGAACCAAGCAGGTAAAAGATAAGATGCGAACTCGGATTTGGTATGTCTGGGTGGCATATTGATAATTAAACGCTTTAAATCGCCATTAGCAACACGCTCAAACGCATCAGCCATGATTTTATGGTGTGGACCCTCAATAAAAGCACTCCACATCTCATTTACAAACGCCATATAGTCGTCTGCACACCTCTCTCTGGCTTTAGCTTCCTCTAATTCGTCTAATAAGCCTAATAACTCTCTCTTTTCGTCTAAAGATAGGTTCTGAACTTGGCTTAATATGTGGTTACTCATACATCTCCATACTATATAGTAAGTAAATACCTTCTAAAATTAAAAACTTAGTAAGTTGCTACCACTAAGAGGCACTTACTAAGTAAATACTTAACAAGTAGGTACCTACTGGATGTAAATCACGCTAGATTTTAACATAATTGCACATCTTCACATGAAAAACAACACTTTTCTGTAAAATATTATAGGGGTTCTAGGGTCCCTTAGCCATTTTCTACAAAAAAACCTATATTATCTTACAAAATCTGCTATCAAAATGCAATACATAGGGGGGGTCTATGAAAATACTTAATATAATGTGCATATTACTATGTATATAAGATAGTCAGGTACCTGCGACTGTGAAATGGGGGTAGGGGGTCACTTTTTTTACATTATGCGAAACACAACATATGGTGGTTTGGGATTCAGGATCGAAAAATTAGAACACTATATATTGTGTCTGCGTAGGTGGTGGCTAAAAGTACGCTGCGATTGTGCATATGGCTAACACAGATGCGTTCTAAAGACATATTGATAGTTAGTTGATGATTGTCTATTGTCTATCGAGTAATGCCTGTATGCGTTCCTCAATGTCTGCTTCGACTTCCTCACTTGATCTTGCTTCTTTGGTCTCAACAACATCGCTGAATAACGATACGCTCTTGCCCAGTAATTCCAATGCACGAATCCTAGCTGAATCTGAATCCGATTCTTTGGATTCTTTGTACAACTGGTCTATGACATAGTTCCTTGTCCTGAGACTACTAGCAACTGCTGACTGCTCTTTCTTAGCTATAGCTCTTTGTATGCTT